TGGAGTTTATGATCATAACTTGTCCGTGAAAGACTTAAAAAAGATGCTTAGTACAAAACGCTAAGTATTGCGGATGGGGTAAAGGTCGCGATTCCAATTTTTGGAGAATATCGTGTCTACACCTAACAATACCTTACAGAACGTACAATTATACATTAAATCAGAGCTTGCTTGGCTTGATAACGAATTTTGGGGCATTGCAAACGCTAATAAATCTTTAGAAGAGTTTAACACTTCTAAATCTGGAAACTTAGGCGATACAATCACATTTGATACCACACCACGATTTAAATCTTTCGATGGCTTGGTTATTACTCAACAACCATCTGTTCAGCGTGTTCAATCATTGATTGCTTCGCAAGCTAAGAACGTATCAGCAGGTTATACCGATCAACAATTCATGTTTAACGTTCGCGATTACATGGACAGGTTTGGTATGGCAGCGGCTCAAGAGCTTGGAACTGCAATTGAATCAGATATTCTATTAAACATTGTTTCTGGTGTCGTAGGTTCTGATCCAAAATCATCAAACTTCCAAATTCCTCAAGTAAATAGCGGCCCATTCCGATTTTTTGGTAACGGCACAACAGCAATCAACAGTTTTCAACAACTAGCTCAAGCATGGGCAAATTTTGATGCTTTCGGTGCTGCTACATACAAGAAACGCGGCGTGCTTCCAATTGATATTGTTCCTGCAATTGTAGGTAGTGGTTTGAATCAATTCGCGCCTACTCGTGCTGCAGATACCGTGGAGTCATGGAAAGTTGGTAAATTTGGCGGAATGAATGTTGAATGGTCGGTATCTAACCTATTACCGATCCATGTATCTGGAACATTGGGCGATACAGTGGCTCCTAACAATATTTTAACAGTTGTATCCACTAACGATCCAACAGGTGTAAATATTACTTCCATTACATTTTCAGAGGCAACATTAGGAACCGACCCTAATGCAGTTAAAGCTGGTGATTTATTCCAGTTCAATGATGGCATTACAGGCAAACCCAATATGAGATTTTTGACTTTCATTGGTCATAAAGTCACTCGCCAACCTGTACAGTTCCGCGCGATTGCCGATGCCGGTACAGTTGCAGGACAAATAACCGTCCAGATTCAAACAATTAATGGAGTTGGTCTAGTATCTTCTGCAAACCAAAACCAAAACTTAAACAATACTATTCAGGCTGGGATGACAGTAACACCTACACCATCACATCAAGCAGGTTGGATGGACGCAGGTGATAGTTTCTATCTGGCAATGCCAAGACTTCCAGATAACGATCCTTTCAAAACTGTTTACTTCAGGGACAAAGAATCAGGTGCGTCACTTCGTCATTATTGGGGCACACAATTTGGTCTTGATAACCGAGCGTATGTGCGGGATTGCGTATGGGGCTCAACATTGATTGCTGAAGATTCAATGAGACTCGTAATACCAATGTAGACAATTCGTACAATGTATACCCTAAATCAGATTATGGTTTGGGGTATGTCATGAATAAACAAATTAAGGAATAAAAATGCCAACAGTAATTGGACAAGAATCATACTTATCATACGGAGCCTTCCCTTTCTTTTACATGAATGGTCTAGGTCTTTCAGTTAATGGACTTACAAACACTCAAGTTAAAATTAGTTCAGGTGTAACAATTGATTCAACCGCAACTTTTCAAATGGTTAACAATTCTGATGTAACCATTAGTGCTGCTAACACAGGAATTAACGGGATTGATACTGGCGTTCTAGTAGCAAGCAAAGTGTACGCCGTGTTTTTGGTGTCCGACCCAGTAACAAACCTGCCAACAGGTGGAATGGTATCATTATCATACACCCAGCCAATCCTTCCATTTGGATACAGTGCATTTGCCTTGGTTGGTTACATCACAACCGATTCAAACGCCCACTTCCTGGCCGGATATTGGACTGCGGGTAATAGTACAACTCGAACATTTACATATGACGCAAGCCAAATAACGGCTATTACAGCAGGTGCTGCAACATCTTATTCACCAGTAAATTTGAGTGCGTTTGTGCCTTTGAAAAATAATATGCCTGTTTATGTATCTTCTCTGCTTTCCCCAGGAGCTGCTGGACAGTCTGTTTCTTTTCAGGGTGGAACATCAACAGGCACACAAGTTGTTATTTCAGGTCAAGTTGCCGCGGTAATAGTGAGCAGCATAAGCACGATTTTAGCTCAGACGGTTACTATTTCCTTGATTCCTTCGCCTGTAATTAATTACAAGGTTAGTAATGCTGCATCCAGTGTTGCGGTTGGTGTAACGGGTTACAGTTTTGACCTAGCGTAAACAAAAGGATAAATCATGGCTTATACAGCGCTACAACTAGTTACTCGTGCTTTCTACTTGTCGCAAATTGTAAGCCGTGATTTACAAGTACCGTCTGCAAGTCAAATCACAGACGGACTTTACTTGCTCAATGCTATTTTAGATTTTAAACGCACAGATTTACGCGAAATACCTTATTACCGACAATATGACTTTGACACCGTTCAAGGACAAGAAAAATATAACGTTCCCGGATTGCTTACCGTTGACTCAATGACTTTCAATATCGGCCCTGTACGATATTCTATGGCCGAACAGACGCGTGTTGGATATTTTGGCCAGTACCGTATAGATAATGTGGAATCTCTTCCATATGAGTATCGTATGGAGCGCACACTGGATGGTACAGACGTTTATATGTATTTTGTACCAAGCCAAATATTTAAAATGAAGATTTGGGGAAAGTTTGGCCTTAATTCGGTTGATCTTACCACCAACATGTCAGACTTTTACGACCTATTATATCGAATATTTAAGATACGCATTAGCAAAATATATTTGCGCTGAGTTTGGCAATACGTTTCCAGATGCATCTCAGTTAGAACTAGATCGCATGGAAAAGAAAATAATGGATGTTAGCCCACCCGATTTATCAATTCAAAATCTAAATTACTTCGGTAACAGTCCAGGGTTAGATTGGCAGATAATTAACTTGTCTGGCGGTTGGTTGCCATATTAGGAGTAAATTGTGCCATCACCTGCGCCATCACTCAATCAAAGCGTACAAGAGCTACCAATAAAAATCGTTGGCTCAAACATGTTTGGACGTTATAGCAAAATTAGTGATGAGCAAACATGGAACATGATTGTAAGTGATGAAGCGCTCGTTGATTTTGCTGCATATCAAAATCTATTTGATACTGAATTGGTAGTAAATGGAGAAGGCCGTTCAATTTACAAGAGCACCAACGGTGGATTTATGTTTGCGGTTATTGGTTCTGCTGCAATTGTGATTCGTATTCATCCCGTAACACACGTTAAAACGTTTGAGGTGGTGGGTGATTTAGCAACCTCTGAAGGCGATGTATTTATATCTGAAAACAATAACGGAGAGATAGGCGTTACTGATAAAGTCCACATGTATGTCTACAACTATAAAAACCCAACTACACCACCACTACAACAATCATCCGTTTTAGCAGTTCCTCCCGCTGGTCAATTTAACGTTCCATTTGATAAGCCGGGTTATATTTCATATCAAAATGGTCGATTATTTGTTGTCGACCTAGATACTCAGAATTGGTATTTATCTGGAATAAATGCAGCCACGCAATGGAGCCCAACAGATGTCAATAACCAAGCTTATGGCGGCACATTTGAAACAAAGCCCGATTCCATTCAAGCAGTCGTTCCTATTCCAGGAGCGGGTAACAACATTGCTATTTTCGGTAATGTTGGCATGGAAGTATGGCAGCAGGTCAATAGCGCATTGTTTCCCTATCAGCGATCTAGTACAACCAATATTGATTACGGGTGTTTAAACGCGTCTAGCATTGCAGCACTTGATAAATATATTGTCTGGCTATCTGCAAACGAACAAGGTGGGGCTACTGTCATGGTATTTGATGGAGGACAAGCCAAGTCAATTTCAACAGACGGCATTGATTTTATATTATCAAATATTTCAAACCCTTCAGATTGCACTGGTTTCTTGTTTCGTCAAGACGGTCATTTGATTTATCAATTTACTTTTACATCAGACAATCTTAGTTTAATTTATGACTTCAATACCCAGATGTTTTTTTATGTCAGTGACGAAAATCAAAATCATCATATTGCCCGTAATGTTGTTTTCTTTCAGAACGATTACTATTTTGTATCTTTGAATGATGGCAATGTTTATACATTTGGCACCCAATTCACAAACCTTCAATACAGCGCCACAGACATACAGATGATGCCACGTCTTCGCATATGCGCTCCTATAAGG